CACAGCTCAAAGCAATTAATAGGCTAAAGATACTAATAACATGGCTCCACTTCATACCTATATTGTAATTTGTTTAGATTTTGTTTCAATTCTTTGATCAGGTAGTAAGCTGAGGTGTGAGTAATACCAAAATAGATAGCCAGTGCTCTGCTTGTTATGTACCCCTTATCAATGTATGCCTCAAATACTATCCTCTGCACCTGGTCTACTATCTCTGATCTGTAGATTTCTATCAATCCCTTGTTAAAAGAGTACAATTTGTCCTCCCTTATCTTATCTGCTAGCTCATCATCCTCTATTCTATCAGGGGAGTTATCTATTATAGCTGTTACCCTATCATCTTTGTGGCTTTTAGATGTGGACCAAAGGATCTGATACTTAATTGTGTTCAGCAGGTATCCCTTTACCTTATCCTCATCTGCTGTGTAATCATTTATGGTAAGCACATGAAGGTAACTGTTGTTTATGACTGTATCAGCGTCTATGTAGCTACCCATCTTAGATAGAAAGTAAGCCGTATAAGCTCTCACCTCAGGGTATGCCCTGCTAATGTACTGATCTAAGAGCTTTTTCATACCATATCATAAAATCTTTGTACCATATCCTCCTCCTAACAGATGCACAGAAGCACTCTCTAGGTTGCACCCCATCATACTTTATTCTAATCTTTAATAAAGCTACACATGAGTGCTTAGAGTACCTAATATTCTCAGGTAGTAACTCTATTTCAGCAATAAGATCTATCTCAGTTTGTTCAAACATTCATCTAGTATAAAAGCAAGTAGTGCAGCCTGACAAGCCAGGATAAAATCAAAGGTAAAAAGTAAAGTAAACCAAAAAGCCACACATTTAATACATCCTAGTGCAGAGTGTATATGTATGGCTATTGGGTACTTTGTGTTATACTTAAAAAAGTAGTCTAAGGTTGCCTGTATTGGTTCAAAATTAACAAACCACCACGCTAAAGGTATAAGAGCTAGTAATATCATAGCTCAAATATAGTAATTTAATTAGAACGGTAGATCATCATCCTCTAGAGTGAATGGTTCTGCAGGTGGTGATAGTACTGCTGGCTTTACATAAGGCTCACTAAATGATGCACTAAAATACTTCATACCTGCCTGTGATGTTTTAAGCCATAGAGCTACCTCCATCTCTTTGCCATTAACGTTTACCTTACCCTTATAGTCGGGGTGAGTCTCTGCTGTCTTTTTATCATTTTTAAAGATAGCTCCTGAATTGTTCTTTGTTTCCATTGTTACTTATTGTTTTAAATTGTTAATAACTATTATTTAGTGTTCATCATTAAAAAAATCTACTATGTACCATATGGTAGCTGTCCACCCCCAAATTATAGCAGGGGCAAGTAGTATTGATAGTAGTGTTATCATAGTTGTTTTATTAGTTCATTAAAATATTCTCTACATTGTTCTACTCTTAATTTAATCTGCTCTATCACCTCATCATCTCTTTTGATTACAAAGGTCTTCACTCTCTTAGCATCAGGGATATGATCGAAGCTGTGTTGCTTCTGCACCTGGTCTCTAAGATCTAAACTCTCTTCCATTAGCCCTAATTTGTAGTGAGCACTCTTTACCTCCTGCTCTACTATGGCATGTGGTGTATTGGTTAGGCAGTAGCATAACAGTGCTTCCTGCTTATCAGTTAGCCACATGTACCCCTGCAGTTGGTAGTAGTACTCTTTATTAGGGCACTCATTATCAAACCAGGGGAAGGTGCTACCACTCCATGAATTTTTAACATCCACTAGCACCTGATCAGTGACTACATCGGGAGTACCTGTTAGCCACTCATTAGTAAAGTGCTCCTCATTCTTAAAGATAAAGCCCTTATCTATTACATCCATTACAAATGATAGGCACATATCCTCGCACTCATTACCCTTATCAGTGTACTTACTAGTAAACTCTTTTCTGATACCATAAACGTGAGCCAGGGCTAAGCCCTGGATATACGTCTTAGTTGTTTGTGATAGTACCTCCCCTTTAGTCTTGGGTGAAGTCATTATCTTACCTATAGCTGAGCATCTAATTTTCATATCATAGGTATTAATAGTAATGCTTTCTCTTGCGTTTCTGTAAGATCAAAGCTATCCTTTAACTTCTCTATGGTAAACTTACCATCTGCTATAGTCTTAACCGCCTCAGCAAATCTCTTTGCATCTATCTTAGGCTTCGCAGTTGCTGCTACATGTCCATCATCATCAGTTGCCTGCAAAGTTAGTAAGCTCTGAATAGTGTATCTCCTAAAGTAGGATATCTGTGAGCCCTGCTTCTGAGCATCTAGGTTTAAGTCCAGTGCCATACAGCTAGAGATAGAAAAGCCTGTATATATACAAACAAGCTGAGTACAAACACTACCACCATCTATAGGCTGTAATAAAAGTAGATCATGCTGTAATAAGATAGGCTCAACAGCTTCTAGGATACTATTGATATCTGCATAAGACTTCTTAAAGTGGGGGTTAGTAGCATTCTTATGTACTTTACCGATTAGTTGTTTAGCCTTGTGAAGGCGAACATAGAAGGGAGCGGGTTGCTCAACCTCCTGAGGCTTTACAGCCTTTGTAGTTGTTTTTTCCATTGGTTAGTTTATTAATTATTTACAAATATACTACTTATTATTCTATTTTCACATTATTATCTGAAATTATTTCTCTTAGCTTCTCCCTCACCTCCCACATCTCCTCCCTACCATTGTATTTGTACTCACTTCGTAACCACTGATCCATCTCTACAAGTGCCATGTAATAGTTGAAGCCATTGGTTGCATGGTTGAAGTGCTCCTGGTCCTCAGGTAAATTATATTTTAGTGTTGCGTCCATATTATATTTTAGTGTTATACTTCGCCAAATGTGGTTATAATTTATAGTTTTGGCTAGTTATATCATTTCTATTTAAGTAATGGGGCAACTTTTACCCCTTATCCTTTATTAATTTGTCCAGGCAAAAATCATCATACCACTCCACAAAATCATCAAAGCTCTTACTGATTATATACACCCCTCCTGCAGCTTCTATCATCTGTTGGTATTCCTTCTGCACTACACTCTGCTTATCCTTACCAATCTTAACTTCTATCTTTACAGATCTACCATAAATAGTAGCAGAGATATCTGCAGATCCTGGAGTACCTGTGCCCTTTGTCCACTGCCCTGCAGTCTTACTACCATCGGTTCTGTAGCTTTGCCTGAACACACCCATTGTATTAATCCTTTCAGCTTGATGCTGTGAGAAGTTTAGGAAGTCTTTAATACATTTAGTCAAGCCATTAGCTGTAGCATCACTGTACTTAGTCAGTGGAATGATGTGCCCTGGTGCTGATGGGTACCTGTAGCTCATATACTTAATTTCTAGCTCTTTTAATCTAGCTTTGTTTTCTTTGTTCATTTTCTAGTCTTTTTTTATAGTTTTCTCCCATACATCTGCTAAGCAAGTTAGTGATTGATGTAATGTATCCTTC